GGGTCGCTTGCGTCAGCAATACCGACCTTGATTCTGTTGCTTCCGCCAATCTCGCCTTTAGAATAAAGTGGCGCACCAAGAGGAATTGTTGCCCCTTCATCGTTGCGAACATTAAAATGCACTGTGGACTCAACATTTCTATCGCCACGATACAAATGCCCATCTTCGCTGTTAATCCAAATGGTGTCTAATGGATTGGTTGTTTCGGGATTTACAGCCTGTGGTGTAAATACCATACCCGTTGGGTCAATTAATCCTGTGACTGTTAATTTACCATCAACAGTTAGTGTGGATGAAGAAGTGTTCCATGTTAATTTAGAGTCGCTAAAGAATTTACCACCATAGTCTGAAAGTTGAAGCCTACCCGCAGTTCCGTGAGAAGGAGTAAAAGGATAAGTGTCTGTGACTACTGACGAATAAACTCCTTCTGCTACTTGTGAAAAGTTCCAAGCGCCATTTATGGTAGGGCGGTTAATAGACACCACTGCCGAGGTAGTATCATTACCTTTAGTCGAATATCCTTGAAACTGTGCGCCACTTTCAACGGTCAATGAATTAACATTTAATGTTCTGCCAGCATCTATGGCGCATACAAGACCTGTTGTTGATGGTTCGTCAATAACTACATTATACCAAGCCGCAGTGAAAGAGCCATCACCAGCACCATAAGCAGTATTGCCTGTGAACGGGAATGAAAAGTTAGCATTCATTTTGAAATGCCAAGTGGAAAACCCAGCATCGAATCTTGACGGACTAAAGCCGAATGTTGATGTGGTTAAAAGTTTGAATACTTTTTTGTAATCATTTCTTGGGTCGGCCAATGTCCCAGCCGCAGTAGCACTGCTATTTGAAACATCTAATGAGTAAAACGACACCGCACCATGAACTGCCGAAGTAGGTGCGGCCTTGTAGTCCCACTGTAAATTAGCCGCCGCAGTGACAGTGGTTTTAGGATATGGGCCGTCGTCAAATGATATTATTTGGGCGCTATTAAAGTTGTAAGTTATATCGTCTTGATTTAAAACTTGAGCGTTGGTGTCATTAGTAATATACCAATTGTTAGTGCCGGGTGTTCCTTCAAATCGCAGGGTTTTATTACTACCTGTCGTATTCTTAATAGTTCCATTTAGGGATAATGAATTTATAGTGCAAGTAGTCGCTTGTAAATCAATAGAAGATTCTGACGAAATAGTGACAGTAGCACCAGCCAATTCATTAGTTAACCCCGAAGTAGTTATTACGCTACCTGCTATTGCACCTATTCTGTAATCACCATCATTACTTACACTTCCACTAACAGTGAACCACATGCCTTCTCTAAAGCCAAGTAATTCAAAGTTTTCTGACTCATGTTGTATGTTGCCACTTGCCGAATCAAATGATATAGTATCAGAAGTGACAGTTGTTGAGTAGCGGTAGTCCTCGTTAACAGTTATACTATTTACTTGGCTCAAGTCCCAAACACATTCACCATTTCCTAAATTAGCATTTAAGGTATCTTCATGCCCAAATATACAATCATCAGTAGTAGCGGGAACTCCGCTTGAGCCTGTGCCGTCTGCGGCATCATTCCAATTAGCCGCAGTATTAGCAGTAGGGACTATGCCGGAGGTTTGATTAGCAACCCAATACTTAGTAGCCATTTAACATCAACTCGAACTTAGACGAGTTTTTGTTTTTCCGCTTGCGTAGGCTGAACCTTCGCCTTCTGCCACTAATTTTAGTGCGTCATCGGCTCTTTGCTGATATACTTTTATCTGCTCGGCAAACCTACGGTCATATACACTGCGCTCATCTTCGCTATAATATGTCGGTATGGTATTAATAAGAATATTAAGACAGTCAAGGCAAACTAACATTTTTACTGCCCCATCCTTAAGGTCAGAATCGGGTGCGTTAGCAGAAGATACTCCGTATTTATCAGCCTTACGAGCAATCTTGTTAACTTCGTTAGTGCGAATAGTAATCATTTCAGTGATAGTTCCTTCTGTTAGACCTTTTGGCCTGTTAAGAAGGTCACGGATATTGTCACTCGTCACTGCCATTAGAACCACCTACACCCCATCTGTCGTTAAAATCTTTTGGAACATCGAGAATAACGCTACCTTCGGGTGGATGGTATGACCTGCCCATAATCATTACTAATTGTGATTCAGCAATAAGCCTACCAAACTGACTATCGGGAATCCAATACATTGTATCGAACTCCATTAAGTTCGCAGGGTTCTCGGGCTTACGGCTTGGTGGCAAGGCTAACCTTAGAAGAAAGCCATTACCACTAAGCCAATGCTCGACCATGTGCTTTAGGTCACTGACCTTAGCACCCTTCGGTGCATCTATGCCTCGATTCTTTAGTTCTTTGAGAAGTTTTATCTTTTCAGACAAGTAAAACCCTCAATCACAAACAACCGGTGATAGTGCAGATTCTCATGTTCTTGCCAGCCGCCGCACCGTCTTGGTGTTCGTGGATAACAGTTCCCATGTAAGAAGTTAGCAACCATGAGTAGCCGACACCTTCGATTCTTGTCAATTCGGTTTCTTGGAATCCAGCACCGTTGTATTGGAAGAACTCAGCAGTTTCAGCACCCGGAACTAATAAGATAGCACCAACAGTTCCAGCGCCACCAGCAGGGATAGCGTTGCCTGTTCCGTAATCTCTTGTGTAATACACATCAAGTCCGATTTGAGAGTTTAGTCTCTCTTGTAGGGACATCAATACATTTGTGTATAGGCGTGTGTTCAACATGTCGCCTCTTAGTTCAGCAGGTAGGACAAGAGCAAGTCTCTCGTTGCCGGAGACTCTTGCGTTCTTGAAAATCAAGTCCATAGCGTTTAGAACATCTGCTTCGGGGTCTGCACCACCAGCACTCCAAAGAGCAGTAGCGGCTTGAGACTGTCCAGCACCAGCAACCAACTTTGTTAGAATGTGGTTGTCAATTAGGTCTGCTCTTGCTTGGATGATAGCCATTTGTTGTCTGTTCATGTTTTCCCATGTTTCGCCACGAAGTAGTGTGGAGTCAAGGAAAACACATCGGCCTTGTCCCTTCTCAAGTTTGACTGAGTAGTTTTCAGTTCCAATCTTGGTTGGGTCAACAACTGCGTTGTCATCAAGTGGGTAGCGGAATGTTCCGGTTGCACCTGTGTACCAAGTGAAAGTTAACCAATTTACATTTCTTGTTCCTACGAGGTTTGTTCCGATAGCAATTGTTGTTGATTGCAGTTGGATAAAGTCTCTAAGTGTTTGCTCTAATACTGCATCACCCTTGCCGAATGGGCCGGTTGCCGCAGATACATTCAATATTTTTTCTAATGATTCGTTTGCCATATTACCATCTCCTAATTTTAAGCCACCGCCACAGGTATTAAATCACCAGCAGTGATTGTTATTCCGCCTTGTCCCATGTAGTAGCCTACAAGAGTTGCGGAGTTGGAGGAATCGTCATCAACATATCCGTTGGTGTCAGCAGTTTGTGAGACATAAATGCTCATTCCTTGCTTGACTGAACCGGATGCAATACCCATGCACTTGACATAGATAATACCGGATAGTGGTAGGATTGAAACAGTTGCGTCTGCTACTGCGTCCAAACTGCCAGCCGCATCACGGCTTGATTCGTCTATTGTCACACCAATTGGTGTGTCGGTCACTGAGGCGGTCTTTAGTAGGCCGCTTGCGCTATATTTTACAAGGTAGCCAGCACCGTCATAAGTGTCTGTGACAAGGCTATCAATGTTAACAGGGTCATTTCCGCTATACATCATTTTTCATCAACTCCATTTAGTTTTTTAGTTCCTCGTATGTTAGTGCAGGGCTTTCGTCAGAAGCGATAAAGCCGTTGTAGGCGTTAACCCAACTGTTGTAGCATCTTGCATACAAGGATTCTGAGGACTCAACAAGAACACCGTTGAGGTAGTTTGCGACAACAGGTTCTTCTGTTGCCTCTTCGACAGGTGCTTCTGAGACACTTGCTTCAACAGGTGACATTTCAACGACCTTCTCTTCGACAGGTGCAGGTCTTGATGCCTCCCAAGACGCAATCATAGTAGTTAGGGTTTCTTTGCTAAAGTCGTCATGACCGCTTAGACCCAAATCAGATGCCTTTCGCACCAATTCCATTCTGCTTTCTTCTTCTCTTGCCAACTCGGATGCCTCAAATTCAGCGATTTGAGCATCTTTTAGAACAAGAGAGGCTTTTAGTGCTTCAATTTCAGAAGCCAAATTTTCTGTTTCGTTAATATCTTCGGTCATTTCTTTCACCTTCGATTGGTTCACGCTACTTGCCGTTTGATACTTAAAGTTTTCATCAGCCTTAACCCTTTCAACCGTTTCTATATTGGCTTCTTTGTATGCTGGCTTATGGACTATTGCTAAGTGGTCAAACTTAAAATCTTCGGCAAACCACATAATAGGTCTGCCTGTCTCCGACTTTTCCGCTTCGATAACTTCTGTCGGAACACCTGTTCCTCCGATAGACACTCCGTAGCCCGGTTTCATCCATAGGCCGGACTCAAGAGCCTCGAATAATTCTCTTCTTTTAATAACTGCGGCATACTTTACTATGTAGCCACCTGCTCTCTTGTGATATGAAGCATCAACTACTTCACCAACAACTGCCTCATCCACTCCACCGTCCATGTTTCGCTTGAAGCGACCCATTTCAGCCTTTGGGTGATTTAGTGTGACATCAGCGCCAATCATTTCATCAGCAAGCCTTTCAGCCAATTCTTCCCTAATGCCCCAAGAGTTCTTGTTAACTCCTTCGTGGAAGGCAGTTCCGCTAATTCTGATTAGAGTTTCTCCGGTTGTTGCTATAATAGTAGTCTCAATATCTTGAATATCAATATCCAAAGTCACCGCAACACGCTGACATTCTCCACCACGCATCTCTTCGCCGGGTGGACAGGTATAGAACTCACTATAATATTCTTTTTCATGGTGCATTGATTCTTCCATAAACTCATGATTTTCATGCGCTTTCATACACTCATCTTCTGAATATCCCATTTCTTGACACCGTGACATAAACTCACTGTGGGATTCATCGTCTTTAGGACTTGGCACTGCCGCTTCAACTTCTTCATTACAACAATCGGAACCACAACCGCAACTCATGTCGGCTAATACGGAATCGTCTGACTTATCAATATCTTCATCCGACTTTACCTTAGCGCCACTACGCCACTGATAGCACGACCAATATCGGGCTTTCCACTTTGGGCCGGGATTGTCGCAGTTATGGCGTGAACGGAAATTCTTTCGCCTTTGAGGGTCGTCACGCTTAATCTCCATGTTAGGGTCGCCAAAGCGAACTATTACTACTGTGCCGGATGCGTTTTTAGTATATACTGCAAACTTTTTGCTTTCGCCCGGTGTGCGGAATGGTTTGTTAAGTGTGACTTTGCGACCTTGATATTCAGCCGCACTAAATGGTTCTTCATCCCAATCCTCATATTCTTCATCAGCCTTTTTTGCTCTTGGGTGTCCTTTAGGCAATAAGTCATTATCTTGTTTGTAATTTGGATTGCTTGGTCTGCCGTTTCTTAGTAAGTATAAGAAGGCTTTAACTCTTGCTATACCCCAACCGCTTCTTGACATATTAGGTGCGTGGCTACGGCTAAAAGCACCTGTTCCCCTACGGAATACAGTTTTTAGCATACCCATGCTGGCTTTACTACCTTTGTTCTTTTTGTTATGTTCAGTCATTAATTTACGCAAACGAGCCTCGGTTCCTTCGCTGGTCTTAATGTTTTCATTAGGTTTTTTAGCAGAACCCGGTGGATTCTTTTTTGACCCCTTTCTGCGCTCGCTTGGTTTAGCAGGTGTTTTTCGTGGGTCATTTTTGCCCGGTTTGCCATACTGTAATGCAGTTAATTCTTCTTCGGCATCAGAATCATTTTTTCGATACCATTCAATAAACTCCTTTTCTGTTTTTGCTGGAAAATACATAATTGTTCCGTCTGCCATTTTTGATTCATGTATTTCTCCATCGAAGCCTATTTCTCTTGATTTTTTTCGTGCGCCTTCGGGAGTTGAAAATATATAATCTTCCATCTTAGCAGTAGCGTCTTTTTTCTCAAAGTAAGAATTGCATACTGCGGCTCTTTGTTGCGGATTGCCAAATTCGTCAACCATCTTGTCGTCACCCATACATCGTGACATAAAATCATCTTTGCTTTCTCCTTCATTTGGTGTAGGCATAGTATCACTTCTTTTGTTTTGGGACTAAATTATCAACACTTAATGGTGTTTTTAATTTATCCATTTCATGTGAATGAGATTGAGCAGATGTAGCCATAGCCTGTTCGTGCGCCTGTGCTAATTTCTGTATTTCTAATTCGTGCGCCTGTTTTGTTTTACACAAATCTCTTTCGTGTTCTAATTCAGTAGGCATACTATCAACTTCGATAGTCTGTTCAGTTTCCCACATTCTTAGTAGCGTTTGTAAAGCAGGTGCGGCAGTTCCTCCAATAATCGCTATCAGTGCAATAAAACCATCAAGGTTCATTAACACAACTTCGGGCTTCCATATACCCATGCCTACAACTGCACCACAGGCAAGAAGCCATAAATAAATTACAGGTAATACTGTTTTTCTAACCATTCGGTCGTTAAAGGTGTCTTTGCTATGTTTCATAATCCAACCTCCATATTTGTTTGCCCGAATCGCATAGACTGTCGTAAAGCCACTCCGGCATTAAGTCTGAAATATCGTGTATGCTTTGAACCTTTGTGTAGCCTAATTTACTTATCACTGAAATTAAGTTTTCTATCTTAGAATTTTCTATCGGATTAACAACAGTAATCTTACTACGGGTTTTCATGTGAGGGGCGTTATTTCTATACTCTAATAGGATAGTATGTAATCCTTTACCTCGCCAACCTTCTCTTACATATGTATTACCTACAAAGGCATACTTATTACTCATAGTTAGTGATGATGTATAAGCCACTGCTATATCGCCGTCATACAAAACCCAATGACACATCTTATCAAAAATTTGCGGGTAGCCTTTTTCGCTGGCTTTTGGTAAGGGTGAACCCCACACTCGTTCTAATTCTTCATGCGTTAATGCAAAATCAAAACGCAACTTCATAAAAACACCTACTGAACATCAGTTGGTTTGTTTTCATTTTGTCTTGGCATTTCACCTTTTTCGACATTACCGCTTTTTTTATAGCGTTGTCTGCCTAATTCAGAACCTTCTCTTGGTAGGCTTAGTTCTTCTCTTGCTTCATTAAGTGTGGTAATACCTGCTTCGTAAGCCAATACAACCCTACGAGTCTGTTCAAATGGAGATTCTTCATCTAACGGGTCAAACTCAATTACAGGTAGGTCTGATTTTTTGTGTTGTATTCCTAACAATTCTAAATGCTTTGAAAACAAATCACTAATTGCTTGAGCCAATACATTTTGTAATCTGCGAATAGATTGCACCGACCACTGAGAAGCGTTAAATGTGGCCGCAAAAGTCGAACCACGCTCTTGTCCCATAGATACTCGAGGGACATGTAGCACTGCTGAAATGTCAGCATTTACATTGTCAAGGAATGATGAGTTATCGGGTATTGTATTCTTTAAATCCACGAACTTCATATCAACATAGTGTGGTAGGATAGGCACTTGGTCTGAGCGTAGCCCATCAAGAAGGGAACCTACACTGTCCATGATATGCTCAAGGCGTTCTGCGGCTTCGTCGGGGTCTTGAATGTTTTCAATAGCCTCGGGGCCGATTGTAATATACTGCTTTGTCAAACTATCCTCGAGTGCAATACGATTATTCATACTGTTATATTTAGCACGAATCGCTTGTTTTAGTGCGGAGAAGCGAGAAGCGCCCCAAATACCATATGTCCAGCGCCCCATTCTATCAATATACCAATTAGAACGGTAGTCTATTTTAATGTGCATAATTTCGCTTGCTGGGTATTTAGCCGCATTGATGGCGTTTTCTTTGTAAAGATAGTATTTTGCCTCCATAATAGCAAATTCTTTTGTAGCGGCAAATGGGATTTCTCTATCATCAACCATAGTAATGTAGTTAATAGGTAAAGATTGTAGTCGTGTTATACCAACTCCCGTTTTACCTACCAATTTGCTAATATCATTTCCATAAACCATCAAATTTCGCATAGCATTTATCAAGAAATCGTCAAAATCAAGAGTATCTTCTGTTAATTCTTTTATTGCTGACCTAATCTGAGCGTTTCGACCACCGGTTATTGTGTATTTGTTGGCGGTCAATGCAATAGTTCTAACTGCGCCGTTTAGTTCGGGGTCAAAGTTTAGCATATCATCATACAAATCAAACTCATTTGTATTGTTAAATGTGGTCTGAGTCATGTCCTCAGTGTCTTTTACTATGTTGCTAATACCAGCAGACATAATTTCAAACGGACTTTTTAGATTTGTCCCTGCCGTGACCTTTAAAGGAACGGTTTCTGATTTATCTTCTGCTTCGACTGTGCGCCAAAAGTTATACCACGCCATAAAAAAACCTACTTATGGTGTGCTATTTTAAGGTTCTTCATCCCAAATAGACTTTTTTCGGCTTTTTCGTATATATAGTTTGCGAAGCAACCAAGCCCAAAATGCTAACTCTATCATAATTATCACCATTCCTGTTTCAATATACATAGGTTCACAACCTTACATATTTACCTTTGGATGGTCTGCGGTTTATACCTTTGGGTTTTTTGTTTCCTTTGTTGCCCCACCCTCCCATACTTGTAGTCTTGGCTCTCATGGGCATTGAGTTATTTGTTTTTGCTTTGAATTGGTCTATTGCGTGAGCCAGCGCCATGACAGTATCGTTATGTTTGCCGACATCAACAATGTCTCCGCTTTTCCAAACATGGGCTTCTAATTCATCAAGAATGATATTTACTTTTTTTCGTGTGGCATCATTTCCGTATGGGAATACTACTAACTCTCGCTCAAACCAAACACGCAAGCGATTTAGTAATCCTTGCTTAAGTCCTTTGTTAGATGCTTTTGAAGGGCGGTATTCAAGATGCCCACCCTTTTGTTCTATGACCGTTTGGTATAGTCGCTGAAAACCAACATCTTCTGCTGACACAGGACATTTGTATAACTTTGCCCACTCAATAATAACATCTGCTTGTCTGTCCGGCGGAAAATCATTTTTACGCCACATATCAACAAAATGCACATATCCCTGTTCATCTTGTCGCAAACATATTAAGACGGAGTAATCTTTACCTATACCATGAGCAGGGTCGAATCCGAGAATGAAGGCACTATTGTCGAGTTGACTATCGAAACCTCCAACGGAGTTTATGTCTATGTTTTTTCTGATGAGATGCCTGTTGAAAACTTGGGAGTCATCGTCCACGACCTTACAAAGATACTCTTGTGCGAAAGCGAGGTCGTCGTCTATGCTGATTTTTTGTTCCAAGAGAAACTCGGTGGGTCTAAATTCGGGCCACAGTGGGAGTAGTGGCACATTATCGGGGTCGGCTCTATGCTCATCCCAATTTGGGAATGCAGACCAAACTCCCGATTTCCAAACCGCTTTAGCCTTTTCAGATAGCATTTCAGTATGATACAGGTCTGTGTGGGACATTGGTGTGCCTACACAAAATAAAGATGTGCCGGGGTCAAGCATAGGAGTGATTACCTTCTTGAACCACTCGGCCACAGTTTCCATAGTCATGTCACCCATTTCAGCAAGGACATCATCGAGTGCTACTACCGCAGGGTGTTCTCCACGAATAGCAGAACCAACACCGGTTGCTTGAATCCAAGCCCCGTTTGTAAATTGTATTCTGTTTTTGTTTGACCTTTTTTCGTCAAGGTATTTTCGTAGTTCGGGATGCCTACGCATATCTGTCTTTATTTCTTCAAGACGGTTTGTAGCCTGTCGTATGCTGGCGGAAAATAACCATACCTCCATAGGCTGATTATTGCGCTTTTCAAATAAACACATATGTAGTAGTTTAACTCGAAGGGTAGCAGACTTACTATGAGAGCGAGGGGCTATAATACAGACACGGTGGACTTGAGCGCCTTTACGGTTGCCGTATAACTCCATCCATTCTTCTATGTGGTCTGCCCATTTGTATTCGGGAGATAGCCACTCATAGAAGTGCTTTATGTCGTGGCGTGAACGCTCAAAGTTAAAGTTTGGAATCACCATCACGAACCACTCTCATATTACCACAATATACCATTTTTTTGAGTTTTTTATCCCAAACAGTATGAGAAGTGTATCTTGCGGTGCATTCATATCCGCAACTATTACATCTTCTTAGTTTTTTGAAATACCTAAACCCACCTGCCATACTCAACCCTCATGAACCACCGGTGCGAATAGTGAACCTATGTAGCCTTCTTTTTCATCAATCAAGTATGCGGCTAAACCTGCGGTGCTTGTTGTATAACCGCTTCTTGCGTGGTATCTGTCGTGACCTGCAAGAGATGGCATTTGCACGATAAGGCATCCGTCTTTTTCAGTTAGACGCTGATGGTGAAGATGTCCATGAAACCATACTCTATGTTCAGTTTCGCCCCACTCTTTCTTTGCTTCATTAGCCATTAGGCCAGCAAGACTGATTGAACGCTTTAGTCCATCACCGTGAGTGAACCCGAGTAAGGTTGAACCGTATGTTAGATAGCGTCTGTTCATAGAGGATATTGTGATTGTCACATCTTCAATGTCCTCGTATGCGGCTGATAGATACATCATAAGTGCAATAGTTGAATGACGGTCATGGTTGCCGGGCATCATTACTACTTCGACCGGTGCGATTTGTCGCATCAAATCAATGTGTTCTCGGGCTAACTTGCATCCGGTGATAAGGATTTGAGCCGGAGTAGCGCACATATCTTGCGGAGTTCCCTTTGTAGTAGCCCCGTAGTCATTATCAACATGGAACCAATCAGAACCAGCACCGACATAAATTTTATCGGGCGCTGATGGTAGTCTGCTGACAAGGCTTTCAGTCTTTTCCATAAGACGCTTTCGTGCTTCATCAAAGTCGTATGTTTCACCTACTTCATCCTCCCAGCCGTATTTGCCCCAATGGAAATCAGTAGGACAGACTACAAGAGCGTATGGTGTTGGTGCAACAGGTAGTTTTAGTTTTGGGACTGAATCGCTGGCTTTTGGCAGGTCTTTTAAGTAATTTAGTTTGTAATCTAAATCACGCCACTTGACCGCATCCTCTTCGATAGCCTTACGCTCACGCTTGTAAATTTGCTGGGCGGCACTATGTTTGCGAGATGCCAACAGGTCGTCAATATGTTTGTCAGAATCCCCGAGCAGTTGCTCGTTTGTTAGCGGGACAGTGTTATGAGTGAAGCCGTGAACTCGCTTGTAAGCCATAAAGTGTTCAACCGGCATATCATATTTTAGTGCGATTTCAGCACCGGTCAGTTCAGTTCCGCCATGACTTGAGTAATCTTTGAGCATGGCTCGGTGTTGTTCACCGGACATTATTATCTCGCCCGTTGCTATACGGGTAGTGTAGGTGTCGGTGGACTCGTCATATTCGTATGACTCGTTTTGACAAGACGCTTCATATTTTATGAGGCGCATTTCCCACGCTTTTACTGTTAGTTCGGGGTATAGTTTGTTTAGATGTCGGGCGTAGCCAAGTCTTGTTCCGGGGTGTTCGTCTTGGTGTTTTTCGATGGCTTGTATGTAATCCATTAATATACGGGTGTTCACGCCACCTTATCAATGTTTTCAAAAAAATTATAAAAAATTTGCATGGTGCTTGGCTGTCGCTATATGTGTATATATTGATATTTTTGGCGACTGCTCAAGCATAAAAAAAGTGGGGCAGTTTTTTGTGATGCCCAGCACTCACGGCCAACTCAAAGATTGTGGTTCTCGATAGCCTCCTTGATGTCTGTTAAGCACTGTATGATAGTGCCTTGCATACTCATCATTTTGTCGTGTTCTTGCTGTGTTCCTTCGTCCAGACCTGCTGATTCAGTTTCAATGTTAGAAATCACTTCGTTTAGTTCGTCGTGATTAACTACCGTTTTTTGTAGTTCTCTAATCATTGTTCTGTTTTCACCGATTGCCTCAGACATGTTCTCAATCAACTCATTGTATCTTGCTACGATAGCATCAATTCTTTCAATGGTTGCTTTGATAGCATCCTCGTTGTCTGCAATCACTTCTTTCACAGGCTTCAACAGTTTGTCTAACATTGACGCAACAAGGTTCCTAACCCATTGTGTCATGTAAAACAACATGTTGTTGTCGTATTCATCGTTTTCGCTCATGGTTTATCTCTCCAATTTTTTCTGTGTCCTCCTTCGGACATACCTTCGTAGGGGCTTCCCCTACATAAACCCTCCTTGATTTTTTACTGATTTTTTGCGTTCCGAGAGGTTTTTTTCATCAGCCGGACATGTTCAGGAATACCGACATTCAAATCACGAAATCAATAGTAATTTAATAATATATTGTAGTCTTTAGTAAGCAAGGGCTGGGCTGGGAAAAAAGAGAGAGAGAAAGAGAGAGAGCCGACTTCACTAATTCTCAAACTACTCAAGCGTAAAAAATGGGCAGTTTAGAGTGATGCCCAGCACTAAATTACTTATTCATCATGCCATGATTTTTTCAACGGTAGGTCAGACTCTCGGAATTTCTTCCAAGCCTTCATTCTAACCTGCGTTCTATTCAAACCCTCCATTTCTTCTTTTGATACATCTATATGACCTAATACAATCGAGCCTGTCAGTCTATCTCTCTTTGCATCATATACCCTATCGCCTGTATAGAACATGTAGGTATTCGGTGTATCATCAGTTCCAAAACCGACTAATCTCATCCAATAACGCACACCATACATTTTACCGTAGTGTGTGAATTTATCCTCCCAAGCAAATGATATCATCAAGGCCAATAATAGTGATATTATCAGCATTGAGGCTCACCCCCTTTGGTGAATATCTCAAGGATATATTGGTCGGTCGTTATTTTTACAACAAGGATATGCTCTTGCTTTCTGCAATTGCACACGCCTTCTTGGCCTCGTAGTATTGCTTTATCGGCTCGTAGCCCACAAGCAACACAATATGTTGGTGCGTTTTCCTCCATTGTTTAGCCGTAGGCATCCACCCTTATAATATCTTCTTGAATTTGAGCGTAATAAATACGGTTTCAGATAACATATTGAAATCACAGCCAATAGTATATTAATAATATATTGTAGTCTTTAGTAAGCAAAGCACTGCTTAGGGAGAGAGAAAAAAGAGAGAGAGAGGCCCCCAACCGAAGCGCACTTCGGAAGGGGGCGAATAACGGATTTCCGTTTATCATGTTTAGATTACATGTATGTGAATAATCACTTTACATGAATCCCACATGTGGCATCTTTGTATGGGAAGGAGACAATGTAATTCTCTCCTTCTTCGACCCACTTGACAGTTCTTACACCGTCAGCAAGGTCGCCAGCCATTTCTTCTGTTAGGTTGCCACAGAATACTCGTAGGTCGTATATCTGTAATTCCCTGTCAGTTCTTACACCGATTCGAGTTATGTAATCATCTCTCTTTTCGCTAATCCTTGATACTTTTACATAATTCAAGAAATTAGGGTGTATCATACTGCTCTTAGGCCATAGTATTTCCATATCTTCGCTCATTTCGTTTCTCACCTCCTGCTGTCGCCAACAATCTATGCGAAGAGGTGTCCCCTATTAAACCCTGTGATTATCAATTTTAGTTATTATAATAGTATATTATATAATATAGTCTTTAGTAAGCAAGGGCTGGATTGGAGAGAGAGAAAAAAAAAGAGAGAGAGAGGGCCGAAGCCCTCCCTCCCTCGGGGGTTTTGTCCTCAGACCCCCACCGGCTACCTCTTGGCCTAACTGCGGATTGATTAAGGTCAACCGTTCCTCGCTTTTTCACTGCACTGTTTCAAGAATTAATAATCCTTGATAACTTCGCAATTCCATTCCTCAGCGATTTTGTTGATGTGTCGGCTTGTGGTGGTGCTATACCATGTTGGGACATACAGACTCCCTTCGATATAGACAGCGACCGCAGTATTATACGAATACACAATGTCACCAACTACCACCAATTTAGGCGAACCTCCATAATTTCTTATGGATGATGCTTTTTGTATCAACCTTTTCGCTTTGTTCATGTTTCTCATTTGTTATACCTCCCGAGCAATCTAAGCCAACAGGTTTCCCCTATTAAACCCATCGAATGATATTTTTTTGATATAATAGTATATATTAATATTCTTATAATTAAGTCATGTTGCCCCCGAAAAAAGAGAGAAAAAAGAGAGAGAGAGATGGCGACGGGTTTATATCTAACCATGCTATCCGCTAACTACAAGCCGACCTACAAACAAGCCCTCGGATTTTGGTCGGGAATCCTATGAACCGCAAGTGGCGTGACTGATTTTGTGGAATCAGCATGAATCCATGTTTGGAAATAACAACAACGGAACAAACATGGTGGAGTTGGCATACAATGTGCTAAGGTGTCAAGTGAGTTTGCTCATGACACTAAGCACCAAGTTGACAACAACACCAGCGCAAGAATTGGGAACGCAGATAGGTATTGCCATAAAAGCCTACAACAATTGGTTGAACCAATGGCGACTATACCCTCGATTTAGAGGATATGGTCGCACATTCCTTTGGAGAAACCAATACGGAGGCGACCACGGCAGACCCGGCAAGTTGCATCGAGATATGAGACAGCAAATTGTTGACTTCATTGAGAAGGTTGACAAATACTATGCTCATATCATCGACTGTGCGTGTTGTGGGGCGCAAAAAGTCCATCAGCACATGGATTGCTTAGGTAATCCAAAAATAGATGCAGACGGAGATGTAATCGGGTATAATTACCACAGTGCCTATCATGGTCTGTTCGCAGACCGCATACACAGGAGAGGCGACCTTATTGGGTCAATGAACCGAGAGGACATTCTCTTGGTCGCAGAATTTCTGCCTGTGATGAGATGGCACACCTATCTCCCAGCAGATGATTCACCAGCCACACTTTGAAACATAAGTGGTGAATCAGATAGATAACCGGAAACCCGGCATTCGCCCCCCCGAGAACTGAGGCTCTCGGGGGTGGCCTTCTATTCATTTTGTCCCCAACAAAACCGGAGGGTCGGTGGCTTCGGCCACCGGCTCTCCACCATTTTTTTATTTTTATTAGTTTTTTAATTATAATAATATAGTATAGTATATAGGGAGAGAGAGAGAAAAAAAGAGAGAGAGAGAAGAGAGAGAGAAATAATATAGTAAGTAAGTCTTTCTTGGTTTCGACATTTGGGAGAGAGAAAGAGAGAGAGAGAGAACACCCTATCATGAACGGGTTAGCCTATCATGAACGGGTCGTCGGCCACCCCAAAATCGGCTCAAAAATGGTCTTTTGTTAATTTTTTTTATCATTTTATTACAGACAAAAACGATGCACTGCGTCTATGACTATGTAATCTATATAGATGAACTTTAAGTGTAAAGGCGATGTGGCGAACATGTCGAGGGGACAATTCCCCAAGACCGAAGCAATCGGAAACGAATCGAGGGGAACTCCACCCAACCAAGATTGAGTTCTTGGGGAGTCACGGCTCTCGACAGAAGTCCTTGGGCTGAATACCCAAGGCACTCTCAGATGACGGAGAGGGGTGACAGGCGACGAACTCACCATGTCAGCATACTTGGTATGCGAAGGTCGTATGCGACCATGCTTAGTCCAACATGGGAAAGTCGGAATTGTCACCCGAGTTCATTCATTTATCCTATTCCTTTGACTGAGAAAACTTCTCAGTCGTTTTTCATAGTCCAATATGGACAAGGAGATGCAAAGATATGTATGCAACAAATGGAACAGGCGACAGTGTATTGGAGGCTATCCTTCCGCTACTATGGCTTTTCGTAGTCATGGGTGCGGTTGTAGTCACAATCGCTCGAAATAAAATGAATGAACGAATGACAAAGCGTATCGGCCTTGAAATGGAGGTTATCAAAACCGCCCATGCAAGGGAAGCGCCTCATGAAGCATTGGCTACTTGGCTAACCAAGAAGTCAGTCGAATGGTCTGAAATGAAGAAGGCTCGCAAGGGCAAGACTCTCAAGGCCATCAAGAACCTAATAGTCCGCTATATGGGCTATACTCATGAGGTCTCGGATGATGTGACAAAATTAGTCACCGACTCTTCACTGAGTTCCGGTGGCATTGAGATTGTTTCACCGGTATTAGTGAATGAAGAAACCCAAGAGTGGATAGACCAAATTACCTACGGCTTGAAAGGCGTAGCAAAGGTTGACGGCTCGACAGGACTTCACCTTCATGTCGGACTTAGAAGCCCGAGTAATTCTTGGGATTCAACCGATTCTAACTTCGGTGAGTTCGATGGTGAATATTCACACAAATACTACCATGCGAAAGCAACTCTTGGTGCGGTTCTCTTAGTTGTAGGTCACTTTCAGCGTGTCTATAACATGATGGTTTCAACTTCAAGACGAAACGGCCAATGGTCTAAGAATGTCTCAAGAATATGGGACAAATCGTTTGTTATCAACCACTTTGAGCAAATCAATGAAATGAGTGACGAACAACATATGAGAATGCTGAACAAGGTAGCCGACTACTTCATCAATAGTGGTAGTCGGTATTATTGCGTTAATCCGCAATCCTTTGAGCGATATGGAACAATTGAGTTCCGTTCTCATCAAGGCACTACAAATGGCCGTAAAATCAAGAATTGGGTCGATATGCACTATCTATTAGTTCAGCGATGCACTAACTTCGGTATGATGGATTTGACAAACTACAACGGTGAGTCAATTACCGACTTCTTTGGATTCTTGGGTGTAAGCCCAAGCGACCAACTGTTCAAGCATCAAGTGAGGCGAATTAGGAAACTAAACTCAAACCACTTGAACACAGTGTTCCAACATGACCCACAATTAGCACTCGGGCAACTTTTCAAGAAGTCCGAGACATGTAGTGGATGCGGTTCACAAACATGCGACCACGACGACGAATGCGGTATCAAGCCAACAACGGAAGAGGTCAATGCAATAGCACACCACTTTAGAGGCTCAAGGCCATTTGACCGGTCTTGGACTTGCACTGAATGTCGTGAATCATCCGTTGATGATGCCATGTCAAATGGCTTTGCGGTGTTCAATGCTAACGGTAGCGAATGCACTACATGGTGCGAGTATTGTGATGAAGATACGGTGTTCAATGCCCGTTCTTCTATATTCAGCATGTATGGCGGTTTCTTAGTATCGTTAGTTATGGGCGTAAGTCCTATGCTACTATTGACCGTTGGTTGCGGAATTGGTGCTATCCATGTCGCAAGGCGTAAGTTCAGTGAGCGAAACCTTGCGACCAAGTTGCTGAAAGGGCTTCAAGTTAGAGGCGCTCAAGCAACGGGATTTGCTTTCAACAAACTCGGAAATGTGTTCTATCTGAAAATGGCATTACCGGCTTCGGTCGTTGCCAATAAGATACGCAAGGAGATAACCCCAAAGGAGACTTCTTGGATGATGGGACATACACGGTTCGCAACTCATGGTGCTAATACTGATGAAAATGCACACCCGCATTTCAGTCGCAAGGTGATTATCACCTTAGTCCACAACGGAGTAGTTCACAACCACGATGATGTTTGGAAAGCATTAGGTCAAGAGCCTACGGGCGAAGTTGACTCACAAGCGGTAGCACAGTGCCTTGAGGAAGGTGGCATCGAAACGGTAGTCAAACACTGTAAAGGCTCAATGTCTTTGATTTGGAATGACAAGCGTGACGGTGTTGATACTCTCAAGTGTTGGACTAATGGCGGTAATCCGTTAGTAATGGGTCGTCTTGACAATGCCAAGACCGGTGCGGTAGTAATCGCATCAACCGAGGCAATACTCAAGGCTTCATGTGGCAATAGGCTCAAGACTCATTGGGATGCGGTCATAGGCCGTGAATACACTATCAATGCCGATGGAACGATAACCAAGCGTGACATCGAAGGTAGTGAGGAAACGGCCGGTATAACCTACGATTGGAGGACTTATTCGTATATCCCCAAGAAGAAGGTCAAGAAGACCAAAACCAAGGTTGTCAAGCAAACCAAATACGGCCAAGGCCGACCGCCCTATTGGGTTATCAAGAAGGCGAAGGAGGAACTTGAGTATGGGGTTGGCTTCGATAGTCGTGCCGGTTATGATGGCTATGATGCACAAAAGCATCAAGGTATCAGACCCAACGGTGTGAAGTATAACCTACCTCAATACTGTAATCCGTGTGCCTTTGAGGACGATTTAGTCGAAATCCTACGGGGTGACTACTTCAACCAAAGCACCGATGATTGGGGCTACAATTGGTCTTACTACAATTGAGTCATTCGTTCATTGAATCGCCAAGAACAAGCATAAACGGTTAATCCGTAATTCGGACTTGGGGGTAGCGCGCTACCCCCGAGTCCCCCATCTCCAAGTCTAATCCTTTATTCAACTCCCGCAGGTGAGCATTATGGTAGCAAATAAAACAACCATGAAGTTCTGTCCTATGGTCGAGTGTGGCAAACTAACCCCACACTCATACGACGACGGTAGCAAGCAAGTCGAATGCGACGGTGCTTGTTCAGTCAGACGCCAAGCAAATTGGCGACTATCAGTGACAGACAAGAAGCAACCAACCAAGACCCCTTGCCCCGAATCGGGCATAGTGGACTGTGCGACAGAACACTGTTCTATCCACACCCACTTAGATTGAGACAGGTCTTGTAATTGAGAGGAAATGGGAATACCCCTCCCTTATGGGGTGGCAGTTGGCTTTGAGGTAGCCAAGGCCGGTCTGACGACAAAACCGGCATCACACTCACTAACTTGACCGAGGTTTTTGTTTTCTTCCCCTCGGTCGAGTGCATGAGGGTCGAGAGGGGATTGCTCACCCCTCTCGGCTCTCCCAATTTTTATTTATTATTTTTTAATAGTCTATGCGTAAGCATGGAGTGGAAAAAAAGAGAGAGAGAGAGAGAAAGAGAGAGAGAAGAAGTCTTAGTAAGACTACGAGAGAGAAACCTCCCGCATATGAAAGAGAAATTTGGGACAGGAAACGGGGGAAATTGGGGGGGGGTTGTTATAGGTCTTATTAGTAAGACTACAAGAGAGAGAGAGCATCCCCTTGAGAGAGCGTTTCGAGAGAGAAAGAAAGGTAAAGTATATATAGTAAGACTTAGTAAGACTATATATATTTTACGAAAAGAGTTTAAAAGAGAGCAAAAACGATGCACTGCATGGCAATTGGAGAGAAAACCAGCGAAAAACGAAAAAATCTTGGCAATCGTGTATGATGGAGTAGGTAAATCAAGTGTTCTCAGCAACACTTAGTATCTCCTATCACCACATATGTTTAACTAACAACTCCCGCCATTTCCGACCAATTCCCGTTCATCCGGCGACACACCCACAAGGCCAGCCGAAATCTATACATAGACATTGGCGCAGTGTGCGCCCCGACCTATCAAACTTTAACTACCAACTACGCCAACAACTTGATATACCGGCGACCCCCTATTTAGAATCGGTGAGCAACATGAACCAACCAACAACAAAGAAATGCTACTTTTGTAGTCGTGGCGAACTTCTTGACGATGATGATTATATCGCCGTCAATGTAGTGATACCTAATGACGGAGACAGTGACAATTTACTCGACAACTACGATATGAAAGAAGTCGAAGTATGCCCGCTATGCTTCGCACGAAATAAACACAATGATTACAGGTTGGGTTGAAATGATTACAGTCAACCACAAGATTTGGGGCGTTTGGGTGATACTAACACTGCCAATCGCACTACTGAACCTGCTTTTGTATATCACAGGAGTAGTTCAACTAAAGTAAAGTATATATAGGGGCGACCCCAATATACTAAACATGGGGCGACACCCGCCCCGACACAGAAAAAAACAGGAGGAATAAACATGGAAAAAACATACACAATAGAAATAACATACGAAGCGCAACTGACGACCGAATTTACCAAAGAGGACATCGAGAATGCCCTTTGGGTAGGCGACCTTGAGATAGGTCTAATACGCCTACCTAACGGTAATATTAGCATTTGTGGTGACGCTACCACATGGGAAATCACGGAGGGATAAACATGAAGACAGCACAGGAAAAAGTAATTGAGGAATACATAGCATACATCACACCGATGTTAGACAAACTAATGGGAGTATCAGACGGCAACCGCCGTATGAGGAATCTAAACATGCTTACATCTATGGAACATCACACCATAGAGAGCAACATCGTGCAAATCGAGGGGCTTCTAAAAGACATACTCGCTGAAATGGGGGTGGAACAATGAGCCTAAAGCAGAAAAAATCATGCAAGCATCTGAAATGTCAAGACTGTGGACTCATTGAGGACATCGGTTGGTGGACGGCTCAAGACGGCTCGGCGTGGACTGTCGAGAAAGCGAGAGCATACAACGCAACCAACAGAAAAGACAAGTCACTTGCGCCCAAATGGCACGAAGAAACCATGAAGGCGAGAGCAAAGCGACACATCAAAGAAAAGCACCTGCCATACGACAATTTTACCACTGTCGAAGAGGGCGTGGCATCACTGATGTATGTCTCGCAGTGCATTGATTGGGTGGTGAGCGAATGACGGGAGATATGAGAGGAATTGCTGGTGTGTGGGTTGAACTACACGGTCGTAGGGTATTCAAACATCGGATTAACAACTCAGGTTGTGTGCCTACAAACGCCTACGGTGGCAATAGCACATGGTATTTGATGGTTGAACGAGATGGCCTAACATGGCTTTGGGATGGTGACGAACAAAGTATATATAGGGGAAACCCCCATATTACAAATAGCGGGGACAGACCCGCCAACAAGGAGGAATAAACATGAGAACAGAACGAGAATACGGAATAGAAGCAAGAATAATTTTGAAAAAACTACAAGACATCGGTTGCCGATTTATCAAGACAGGCGACTCGTATGGGGATGACTACTACGACATACCATGTGACGGACTGAGTATTGGGACGATTACATACAACCTATGGAATCTTGAGGACTCGATACTATACTTGGCAAACCCCGATGGGGAACTAACATGGGCAAGATTCATCTTCGGCAACAGTTGGGGCGAATTGATGGGTGACTACGCAGTGAACCTGCTCGGCAAAGAGTTGCCCTACGATGAAGCACAAAGGCGTAAGCAAGAATTAGGAATATGGGACTACCAAGATTGGAGAGTCAATGATGTTCTCGAGTTCTTTGGAATCACAGAAACTATTGAGGGTATGATTGACGAGGCAACAGGTATATATACCGGTAGCCCCCATAGTAATAATGAGGACGGCGACTCAGACAACGCCGACACAAACACACAGGAGGAATAAACATGAAAGCAATAAGAATGAATGTAGGAACTAAGAACGAACTAAAACTATTGAGTGCATACGAAGGCCAAGGTCAAGTCGGCACAGTATTGAGGCATGGCTTCGATACGCTATACGGCGACAAGATTACCGAGTTGCCCGAAACGATGGTCGCAAGCATTGACAAGATGTATTATGGCTACGGCAGGGACAGAACCAAGTTCACAAAGGTATGGAGTGGGGAAATATCATTCAGCGCACCCAACTTATCTAAGTGGAGAGCGTTTCATTTCAATGTCAACTTTCTAACAGAATACAGGGACAGGGAAACCGGAGACTTTGTAGCAAAGGACTACGCATCATACGGGGTGAGCAGGGACATTTTTGAAAAACACTTTGGTATTAAACTCGACCCGCAAGAGTTGTGGGATGCTGGTATCAAGCCCTACATGGCAGTGATGGTCAAGCATTTTGAGTTAGAAAACCATTACAACAGCCAAACACCTATGAAACTGTTCAAATTAGCACAGTGGATGAAGGTCAATAATCTATTCAAAGACCAAGGTAGCGGGCTGTTCAGCAAAAGGAATTACCCTACTTCATCGCAACACATCGTAATCCGTGAGCCATCAGTTGATAGTGGCGGAAACGCTTACAAGAGGGGTTTGAATAGTGACTACGGTAGCGTTGCGTTCATGCCAATTAAGTTCGATAGGGCGCACATAACCATGCTGACACAACTTCAAGAACTGATGCAACAGGTGTGTAATGCTTCTCATGGGATGCGAAATGGGTCAAGAAGAAATCAGACTGATTTGAACAGTCTAAAGTCATACGAGACGGCTCTAAGGCAATTTCAAGACCAACGAGTGCAAATAACACAGACTTTGTTAGACCGAGGACACGATACTATCGAAGAGGCTATCGAGGCCGAAAACAAGATGGTGGCAGAAGTCCAAGAGTATTTGAAAAACATACCACACGCAGACGCAGTGACACTCATAAGGACTCCCGAAGTTAACCACAGTGAATTGCTAAGTTATAAACTAAAAAGGACTCAGACACAGATTGATGACTACACAAGGTATATCAAAAATACCAAGCAAGCAATCGCAGGTTATGATGATGAATTAGTCACCTTAGAGTTCAAGGTTGCCAAGCGCAAGGTAGCAAGATTCTTAATCACAAACGGAATCAAGTCAACAGATGACGGGGGTGAGGAAGAATGAGATACACAGGCTGGAATATAACTGCTTTCGATGACAAAGGGCAAGAACACATCATAACAGATGTGCCTAAGTTTGTAGCCCATGCGGTTGATGAATACTTACAGGAACTTGAAGAAGATTGGATTGAGAATAGAATCGAAGAAATACACGCTGAAATCGGATATTATCGAAAACTCGAAGCCGTAGCAAGTCTAAGCAAAGGGCAGTTGTTGGATTGGTTGGCGTTAGAGGATGAATTAAACAAATTAGAGGGTGGTGAGGAAGAATGAGCCTACACACATATACAGAACGACTTGGATTCTCAAGTGACTTGAGTTGCTTGAAGCATTATGTTGACATCGAGGATATTTTGGATATACTGATAGACTGTGTGCCGGAGACACTTGAGGTAATACATGAGATGATTGAAGAGGCCGTGTATAACGACAAGAACATTGACGATGAATTGAAGGTGATAGAATGATGAACGACCACCAAGACTCAGAACACTTCATGGGAGTGCGTAGCGAGGATGAGATTCTCGACATGCTGGACAAAGCCGAGCGTAAG